GACCAGACTCTGCAGATCTTCGGCCATCCCGGTTACCATGCCGTGCAGATTAGAGACTTTCAGCGTTGGCCTTGCACTGGCTCCCTTGCCGTTCATCTCAAAGCCGCTCCCCTGAATAGGGTACGCCTGATACTGTCGCCCCTGCCATGTGACCGGCTCACCTTTTTCGTTCTGCTCATTACAGAAGAAATAACGATCTCCGCCGACCTCTGTCAAATCAATTTCCCAGAGCACGACCAGCGCGGATTGCTCCGTTTTAGTGCACTCATTGAGTGTTTCCTGCTGTATATCCTGCATCAGTGAGTGACCTCTTCAAAGGTGCAGTTAAAATCGGTATACATGGCATTATCCGAAATGCTCCACTCCCTGCAGACAACCCGGACAGTCCTGTTGTGTTTTGGCATACGCCACAAAAAAGCACGAATCCCGGCATGACGGGATAAAAAACTGTCCAGCGCGGCACGGGAATATTCATCTGTGACACGAAATACCGGTTTAAACGTTTTCAGATCCGCATTCAGACCACCAGCCCGTCGCTGTTCATATCCGTCACCAAACTTTACCGTAATAACTGATGGCTTTCGTGTCGTCTCCATCCCCTCACGGGGGATCCAGTTAAAAACTTCAGGCTCAGGCACTGTATAATCCTCCATCCCGACGCGATGACTGCATAATTGACACAACCCTGCTGTCGATCAGATCCACCAGCCCCCTGGCTGATCGCGCATCTATCTCGCCATTGCTCCCTTGATTCTGAATGCTGATGTGATACACGGGAGAATAAACAAATCCACCGCCACCATTCACATTGCCAATGGCTCTGACCCCAAGAGAGCCGTCCGCTGCCCGTGTCAGTGGCATGATTGCTTCAGGCCCGGCCTCGCCCATCAGCCCGGCACCTTTCGCAAAAGCAAAATACGTCGGTGTATCCACAATAGTGTTACTGTAAGCACTCAGATTTGCCGATGTGTAAACACCACCTTTTGCGTTTGCCACCGCCCCCGAAATCCATCCGCCGACCGTACCAAGCCACCCTCCGGCACCGGAGAGTGACTTCAGTCCGTTAACAATGGCCGCATTCATAAGAATTTTTGAAACTTCCCGGAGAACTGAACACCCCCAGTTCCTCCACTCCACAACATTCCCGGCCAGTGCATCGGAAATATTTGATACCAGCCCGTCCATCGTGGAAACGACAGCATCTGCCGCCTGTGAAGCATAATCGGTGGCACTGTCTGCCCAGTTGGTCAGTCCCTCCTGGAGTCCGGCATTCCAGTTATTACGTAAAGCATCGGCCTTTGCATAATAATCCTGCTGATCGCTGAGACGCTCTTCCAGATATTTTTTATTCAGTTCTTTCTCCTGTTTCCACAGGGCTTCTTCAATTTCTCCGGCCTGATACTGTCTCAGCAGCTCGTTATTTTTCTGCTCAAACGTCTGCCGGATACTCCACATTTCCTGGAGTCGTTCACGCATCCGTGAGCCTTCACCATATCCCAGCAACTGCGCGTCGTCAGATGCCCGGGCACTGGCATTACTGTCCGCCAGACTGCTCTCATACGCAGCAAGCTGCTCACGAATCTTTCTCTGGTCGATGAGTGCTGCATTCTGCAAAAGCGTTTTTTTCTGCGCTTCTGACAGGGTTGATAATTCGCCCTGACTGACCTGATATTTCATCTTAGCCAGTTCAGTATTCTGCCCTGCCAGTGCTATCTGTTCTTTTTGCTGTTTAATCAGCCGTTTATAAATATCTTCTGTTTTTTCCGCTTCGGTCTTTTTATGCGCTTTGGGTTTATTTGCCTGGTTATTTCGCCAGGCATCCAGTGAGTTATTGATATAATTCTGTCTGGCTGTCTGATACGCCTCTCCCACAAAGCCGAGATCATCCGCAGCATAGCCCAGTCGGGCACGCTCACGCGCTTCCCCCTTAAGGCGGGACAGAGCCAGTTCGCGCTTGCTGTTATTCAGTGCGGTCTGCTGTTTATCATCCAGGGTTGCCTGTGGTAGCCGTAACGGTACATTCACCAGCCCCTGTCGCTGTTGAAGTAATTCATTACCAAGCCCAAGAAGGCGATTAAACTCGGTATGCTGCCCATTCATGATCAACAGGGACTGATACGCTTTGTTTTGTTCCGCCGCCTGTTGACGGATCAACGCCACCCGTCGCTCCTCCAGCCCGGCAAGCACATCCTGAATGGATTGCGCTTTACCCTGCATTTGAGTGAGGCGAGACTGTTCAACTGCCAGTTGATTTGTTGCTTCTGCAAGCCCTTCTGTGACAGTTTTTACCGACGTCATGTGGTTAATCATAAAACCGTTATCGGTTGTCCAGCCCGGATTTGCCAGCACATACTGATAGCCAGCAATTTTTTCCTGTAAGGATTTAATCTTACTTTTCTGCTCGTCAATTAACCTGTTCTGCTCCTTCAGTGCCTGTCGCGTCTTTTCCTCATTATCTGACGCTTCAGGAAGCGACATTGCCGACGTTTTCTGGCGAATTTCGTCGATTGTTGCGGCATACTGGCGTGCAGATTCTCTGGCCTGCTCCTGATTCTGATACATCGTGTACCAGGCCGCAGCCCCCAGCATGACGAGTCCCGGCACACCACCAACCAGCCCCAGCGCGCCACTTAATAAACGACTCCCCACTGACGTAACATTATTCAGCGTTGTCTGTGCCGCTGTTCTGGCCGCAATATTACGGGTAAGTGACGCCTGGGCAGCTGTCAGCTTCGCTTCTGCTGCGGCCTGCCTTTCGGTACCGCGAGCAGCAACAACCGCCTGTTGCGCACGATAAACCGCCGCACGCGCCCTGGCGGTTGCTATCTGTGTCCCCCGAAGTTGCACTTCAGCAAGAGCCACTTCGTTTCTGGCTGCAGTAATTAATCCAGCAGTTGCAGATCCAGCAGACGACGCCATATTGCCAAAATATCGGGCTACCCCGACGGCAACCAGAGCACCGGCAGCGGTTGCCACGGTGTCAATATTGCCTGCAATACCATTCAGCACACCGGAGAGCGTCTTCGTCACTCCGCTTGCCTCGTTCGCACCACCGACCCAGGCCATAAAGGCGTTTTCAACTTTGGTTGCAGAGGATGAAACCGTATCAGGCATTGCCGCATATTCATCACGTAATGCCCCAAGCTGACTAATCAGTGCAGGAACAACCTTATCGGCGGTCAACTTTCCGTTATCCGCCATGGCCTTCAGATCCTTACGGGCAACCCCCATTCCCGCAGCCAGCGCACGAATAACACGATCGCCGTTCTCATTCACCGAGTTAAACTCTTCACCGCGCAGCACTCCCTGCGCCAGTGCCTGACTGAACTGCGTGATCACCGAACTGGCTTCTGCTGTACTGGCACCGGATAATTTCAGGCCCGTGGAGATCGCCTCGGTGACTTTCAGTACCTCCTCAGAACTGTAACCATACTCCCGCATGGAAGCTGCAGAACGGGCAAAAAGGCTGGCGTTATCAGAAAACGCCGTCCCCGTTCTCTGGCTGATCGCCATTAATTCACGCTGTGATGCCTGAAAATCATCACTGGACTGTGAGGCCTGCTTCAGACGGGCATTTACTGAATTCCACTCATCGGCGAGAGAAATAAGATGACCGGTAGCAAAAGCCCCGGCAAATGCCCCCGCCATATTCAGTGCCGAAGATTTAGCTGTATTTATCTGATCCGTCACTTCTGCCAGTGCACGCCGCATTTCACGGGATGCAGCAGCGGACTGCCGGCCCCCGTTCTGCATGGTACGGTAGTAATCCTGCCCCATACGCGAAGCCCGGGAGATCTCTGACTGGAATGACCGGGAATTTGCCGAGATTTTAATAATCAGTTCACGTAGTGTCGCCACACTCATTCTCCGGACGAAAAAAACCGCCGAAGCGGTTATATTGACTCACTGAGACACTATTAAAAGCGCGTTTTCCAGTCCGGCAAATGGATCTGATACGCCTTCTGTCTGCTCTTGTCCCCACTGAAGAAGCGCATCATTCAGTGGTACTTTGACACCCTGTGCACCGTAAACCGCAGAAACTATCTGGGCAGCCCGGATATCAGCCCGCTCGTCACCCAGCGGGCTGAACCTGTCAAATTCTGCCCACATCATGATTTCTGATGCGGACATTTCCCTGCGTAACTCTGACAATGTGCGCCCCATCCTGAGCGCCAGCATCATCAGAAAACGCATCCCCGGAAGCGCTACTTTTTTTTAACCTCGCCGGCATCACTGATCAGTTCCAGAGACTGCCGAAGAAGCCGCGCATGCACCGGGCCATACACGGCAATCACCTGTTCACGATCATCCTCTGAAAATACAGGTTGCAGTCCGGTATCACACAGAACATCAATGAACAGTTCAACATCTGCCTCCAGATTTCGGCGGGCGCGCTCAGCAACGGATAACGGTGTCTCATCATCTTTTGCTTTAACGATCTCCTGCCAGCGCAACCAGGCTTCTGCAGAAGGTTCCCGTAATACAACCGTTGCCCCTTCCCATTCAGGCACATCAACAGTTTTATGGCGAAACCCCGACATCGTTGCCAGTGCCAGATTACGGATATTTTTAGTCATCACATCTATCCTCATTAACTGACGGTAACAGTGCAGGAAGTGGAGGTCACCTTGTTAACCGGGCTTGCTGAATCAGAAATCTCGCAGGTATACGCACCGGCATCACCGGATGCTGCTGATGCCTTACTGAACGTTGCCGCCGTCTGTCCGGAAACAGGAGAACCACCTTTCTTCCAGACATAAGAATAAGGCGGCACACCACCGGCAGCCTCAACCACCATTTCGAGTTTCGAACCGGAAGCAACCTGCAGCGTGCTGTTTAAATCAACCTTCACTTTCAGCGGAACTGTCGTCAGCACAGGTTTACCTTTCAGACGCAGGGAAAACGTTGCAGCCACAACACCATTGGTTCCTGCAGACCAGGTATGCTGACGCACCTCTGCCATAAAGGTAAATCCGTTGCCTGACGGAAAAATAACTTTAAAGCCATACGTGGTGTCATTGTCATAGGCACTGCGCAACGCGTTCTGGGCAGCATTGAGGTAAAAGTTGCCTGACATGGAAATCTCTGACGCGGCACCAAGACCGTTAATATTTTCCTGCTCAACAGAACACAGCGTGGTGACATCAATATCCTGCTTTTGTCCTGCGGTAAACTGCACCTCTTTGATTGTACAGCTCAGGCCAAGATAGCTGGCAGAATCCAGGGTTTCTGCTGTTACCGGTGCAGACGAAATCATAATTTTCGTCAGTTGCGAACGCTCAAAATTAGAGGACATACTCGTCTCCTGAAAATAAAAAAACCCGCCAGCGGCGGGTGGGTAAAATCATTAATGACCTCAGGCTATTACCTGGAATTCAAGCGTGGCTCTGCTCAGACGGGAGTCAGGATCATAACCCTGCGTTTTAGAAATAACGGAGGGTGCCAGTTTTCTTACCGCATCAAGCGCCTGCTCACGGATATCATCTGCGTCATCAGGTACTGTTGCCCAGACATCGATCTGCACGGTAATTCTGGATTCAGCCTGACCATCAAGCACATCAGACGCAGTGTCAGACACCACAGAAAATACCAGCCATGGCGGAGATACCGCAGGCTTTCCCTCCGTCAGCGGGACCACATAAGGATAAACCTGTCCTCCGGCCAGTTGAGACAGCAGGGAATACAGTGTGGTCTCTCTCATTTACTTAAGACCTCATCAATAGCCTGATTCATTCGCTGTATGGCAATCTGTGCTGCCAGTTCCTCTGTCGTATCGAAAGCCGGGCGAATGAACGGATGCGCGGGCATGTTTACCGTTCCCAGCTCCACAAAGCGCCAGTAAAACGCATTTCGGGGATCACTGGCTTTCATGCTGTTATCACTGTTTCCGGTTCGCAGGTTCCGTCCACGAATGTGGACACCCGAGATAATTTCCCCCCGACGCTTTGAACGCTGAGTGAGAACAACCACATTTTTCTTCAGTTTCCCGGTTCGCTCCGGCGCACGTTCAACAACTGCATCCCGCATAACTTCAGCACCGGCACGGGTGGCATCGCGCAGTACCTTATTGTTTTCTGCCCTGCTGAGCGTCTCCAGATCCCGTGCAATATCCGCCAGACCTGAAAAATCAAGACTGAAATCCATCACACATTCCCCTTCTGAGAACAGAGTATCTCAAGCCGTGTGGCACGGGCATCCGGTATCGGCGGACCGTCTATACTCAGAATCGCGCCTTTGAATGCACCAGTCAGCACTTTCAGACATGAAGTTGCTGTCACATCTCGCCGGAATCTCATCCAGACCTTCACTGTAGCCTGAGCAGTTTCTGCACCTCCGGATATTCTCTCCCTGCCACTGATTCCCTTAACTTCTGCCCATATGGTTGCCCCCTCCGTCATTGTTTCCACAGGGTGCCCTGACGGAGACCGAACGGTGGTGGCATTCAGAATAACCACACGATCACGTAATCTTCCTGCCTGCATGAATCCTCCTATGTTCCGGGATGAAGCCGATACATCCGCAGTCCGGTATAGAAAAAATCAGGCACTGCATCCTGCATTTCCCTGTTCTCGTACCAGTAGCCAACCAGTTGCATAAGACGCAGTTTTATCAGAGGTGTTATTACAAGCCCGGTCGTATCCTGCTCAGAAACAGTTTCATCGTAAAGCGTTCGGTTTAAAAACTTTTCAGCCTCTTCCCTGGCAGCATCCAGATACATCATAAGAAGAGAATTCTCCTGTTCATTGTCATCATCAATCCGGCACTGAACACGAAGCTCTTCCAGAGTGGGCATCATTTGGGCAACCTCTATGAATGCTGTTTTTTAGACTTATCAGCCCCCCGCGCAACAGGTGTTCTCTTATCAGAGACAATCCCAGCTGCAGTGGCAATTTCGCGTACCCGTTCGGGTAATTCTTTATCTTCATACTCACCGGCCCGAATGATCTCAACACTCATACCGTCCGGTGACCATTTCAGATCTTGTTTCAGGATCATGATTCTTCACCCGTCAGAACAGGGGCGCGGTTCCGCGCCCCTGAGTGATTACGCCGCTGCAATCTTCAGCAGTTTGATGGCCTGCGAATCGACCAGCATCCCGCCGGTGCGCTTGGTGGTATAAAAACCGACAAACGGTTTATTGGTGTACGGGTCACGCAGAATGCGGGTGCCGATACGGTCAACGATGGTGTAACCCCGTTTGAAGTTACCAAATGCAATGGCTTTCGCATCAGCGGCGATATCCGGCATCTGTTCGTTTTCAGCGATACCGTAACCCGCCAGAGAGGACGGCTGCCCCAGTTCCAGCCCCGGACGCCACAGATAGTTACCCTCGCTGTCTTTAAGCAGACGGATGGCAAACAGGCTGTTGTTGTTCATCATGAACTTCGCGCCAGTGCGGTGTGCCTTACGCAGCGTGTAAATCAGTTTGATAATGGCGTCTGCGGTCACCGCCGTCGCTTCGCCGGATACAATATGCTGAAGTTTGCCGAACGCCCGGACCTTATCGGTTTCATCAGTGGATTCATACGCCAGGAACCCTTTCGGCTTCTTGGTACCATCGCCGGTGGTAAAGGCAATTTCTTCCTGTTCGGCAAATTCGGTTGCCAGCTCGCTGTTGATCCAGGCCTCCACGTTGAAAAAGGCATCATCCAGCATTTTCTGGGTGGCCTGCGGGTTACCGTAGATTTCCCCCATGAAAGGTTCAATCAGGCCCAGTTTTGAGGTGGCAGTCTGGGAGCGCGCGTCAGTCTCGCCAACCCATCCGGAAGCCGTGCCACCCAGATTCACCAGTTTTTTGTAGTCGGAACCACCAACGGTGATCACCGTGGCTTCCTGGCGCATCACCACTTCATCTTTCAGCAGGGTGAGAATGTTGCGATCCAGTGCTTCCGGCACGGCATAGCCGCCGTCTTCATCGGTGCCCACCTGTAATGCCTTGCGCTCCAGATCGCGCAGACCATCTTCACGGCCTTTACGCAGGAAGCCCACAAACGCTTCTTTATGCTCGGTGGCCAGTTTATTTTGCGCACCACCTGCCGGACGTTTCAGCTCAAGCAGCTCTTTTTCAAGATCGCTTTTGAGGTTTTCCAGCTCGCTGAGTTTCCCGTTCAGGGTTTCCACCTGCCCGGCAAGTTTGCCTTTTTCCTGCTCAATCGCATCCACGCGCTTGTCGTTCTTTGCTTTGAAGTCGTCAAACTTCTGCTGCAGCTCCTGCGCGACCTGTTCGACATCTTTAATATCAACCGCCATCGTATTTCTCCTGATTAGAAGTTCAGATTTTTCAGTGCATTCAGTGCAGAGCCCACATCCTCAGCGTCGCGCAGGGACAGTGCGCCATAGCCCCCGGCCATGAATGCTTTGGCCTGGGTACGGGAGAGTCCGACATCACGCAGGACTCTTTCGATTTTTTTCTGTTCGGGGATTTCCCCGCGGGCCAGCGCGTTCTTGACGTCGCTGATCCGCGCCTCGTCGTTAGACGGAAACGTCACCAGACTGACTTCCCAGAGGTCGATTTCTTTCAGCAGAAAGGCTTCTTTCGTCCGGTCGTATTCCCAGTCCTTCAGGACGTACCCAATAGAAAGGCCGGTTAACGAACCGGCCTTCATGTGTGCATGTGCGCGTTTTGCCAGGGGATCATCATCAATGAGCAACCGCCCCCTGACGTAAAGCCCGACATCGTCTTCCTTCATTTCGGTGTAAACACCGATGGGCTCATCCATGCGGTGCTGCCAGAGCAGCGCAGGCAACGCTTTTCTGTCACTCCACGCCCGCAGGGAAGCAGCAAATGCCCCGGACATCACCACATCATCGTGACTGTCCTTTACACCAAAGACGGAGCCATATCCTTCAAACTCACCGGAGTCACTGACAGATTTCAGACTCAGCGGTACATCAAGACGTTGTTTCGTCTGCATTGGCGTTATCCTTCTGCTTACCGGCTTTACTGCCATCGGAGGGTTTCGTGGTCATGTTCATCGGTGTGAGATAGACATCACCACCGGGACGCGGATTCATATCTTCCAGGTCACGGCAGTCATTGGGAGAGTAAATTCCCCAGTTAATCCCGGTGGCGTAGGCTTCAAAACGGGACTTCATATCCCCGCGCAGTAACGCCCCGGCGTTAAATTTGGCGTAATAAACGCCCTGCTTACTTTTTCGTACCAGTCCGGTGTTGATCCGCTGTTCGATGCGGGTCAGATACGGCACCAGTGAATAGTTGATAAATCCGAGCCCCAGTTCTTCGATATTGTTGAAGGTGGCGCGATCGGTGTTCTGTACCATGTGCAACGGCACCCGGAACAAACGACAGATTTCTTCAAGCTGAAACTTGCGGGTTTCCAGGAACTGGCTGTCCTCGGCGTTCAGCGCCATCGACTTCCAGTCCAGCCCCATCTCAAGGATCATCGGGCGGTGAGCATTACCAAGCCCGGTGTGACGCTCCTCAAAATCTTTCTTCAGGCGCTCATAAGCCTGATCCGACAGCGTCTGTTCAGTACGCAACACACCGGACGTCACCGCACCATTGCTGAACAGCCTGGCCCCGTGCTCTTCGGTCGCAGCTGCCAGCGATATTGCCTCGCGGGCATAGGCGATGGGATTCAGTCCCACCAGACCGTCCAGCGTCAGCGTGCGCACATGCCAGATATCCTCCTGGGTCAGCACATCCGTGGAGCCGTCCGGGAATGTGACCTGATAGACCGGTTCCCAGCTACTGTTAAGCTTCGGTACCACACAGCCGGGATCGACGGGCAGCAGTTCAGCCACTTCGCCAAATGCTTTCACTTTGTAGGCGTAAAAGTTTCCCCGCAGGCACAGACAGGTGACCACCAGCTCCCAGAACTCCTGCGGCGTCATATAGCCATTGGGATGCGTGGAGATCAGCTTATGCAGACGTTCGTCGGTGGCTCTCTGTTTCAGGCTGCCGTTCAGGTGATACAGATTGCAGGGCAACATCCCGACCGACTCTGCCAACACCCTGACGCAGGAAAAAACCGCCGTCAGTCGCATGGCCCGCTGGCTGCTGATCTGCTTTCCGGTATAGGTGTCATATGACAGCCCGATAGCATCCGCCAGCTCTGCTGGCGTGGTCACCGGCGCGTCACTTTTTCGTTGAAATAATCCCGAAAAGAACACTATTTACCTCCGCCGACAGACGGCTGTGTACGGTCGAGATATCGCGCCACCAACCACGACCAGAACAGGCACAGCACCCCGGCAACAACAAAACCCGCCGGGGGATAAATCAGCCAGGCACCATACGCCAGCAAAAGCGCCCCCAGCACGCCCACCAGTGGCGCGAGAATTATCAGAAACATAATGACCTCGGTTAAAGCGAGCGGATGCCCACGCTGACCAGATGTTCAGACAGATCCGGCTCCGGTTCACCACCATTGACCAGCATCCGGCTCATTGCTGTAAACATCGCAACAGGGCCGTCGATTTTGGCTTCCGGCGTGGATTTATTCGGGAAGATGTTGTCGTTTTTGTCCGGTTTTACCGTAACGTTAGACATCATCCAGTTCATGACCGGATGATTGCTGTGATGGAAACGCCCGGCATAGACCAGTGATTCCGTTTCCTTCATGGCCTCTGACAGATTGCGAACCGTCTGCGGAACCTCCACCAGCGGTATCCCTTCTTCAGCCAGTGCCAGGCTGAACTGCATCGCGCTCCACGGGTCAAATCCCAGTTCCCTGAGGTTTTCACCACCAATCCATTCCAGTAAGTCACTTTTTATCTGAGCATGATCGATAACATCACCATCCGTCAGAATCAGCTTATCCATCTCCGCCCACTTCCGGTAAAGTTCTGCCTGCTGCCGCGAGCATCGTTCCAGCCGTCCTTCCGGAAGCCAGAATTTAAAATCGGCATGAACATGCCCGTTATCCGTTCGCCAGAGTTTTGCCGCCGCACAGATATCAATCTTATGAGCAAGGTCAACGCCGACCCACATGGGATACGTTTTCAGCTCATGTCGTGGGGCAATGTATTCGCACTTCTCCCACTTAATCATGTCCATCCAGGCAGACTCTGCTGTTACCCACACATTCATGTGTTTGGTAAGAATATTTCAAGTTTTTTAAAATCACCTGTATATCAATCGTTTAACATGAAAAAACAGTCTTTATAAATCATCAAGCAATACACAGCGCAATACACGTATCTGTATTGTTTTAATGCTGATACACACCGTTTTTTGATACAGTGATTCGACCTACCATCGCGAAGAATTTTTTATTTCTTGTGTGTAACAATCTGACGAGGTGAGCACTCAAAGAGATAAGAGGCAGTAGAAATTTCGATCCCCCCTGAATGCAATTTTTCGTATATATATACAAAACAGCGCGGGTTATGCGGGTTAGCGGGTTATCTTCGCGTGCTAAGCATTTTTTACTCTTTAATATCAATAAGTTAAAAAAACAACGTATTTAAATATCAGCCAGAATATAACCCGCAAGACATTCAAAATAACCCGCAAACACCCCTCAAATAACCCGCAAAAACATCCCTGAAAGTGGGCGCTGGTAATACTGAAAATTTATTCCATTAAATGAGCATTGTCCTCTCTCATCCATTCCGTTACACACCATCAAACGCCGCAAGCCGCTCTTTGTGGCTGTCGCTCATATCGAATGCAAATTCCTCATGCTCTGCCTGGAATGTGCCAAACGCCATCAGCGCCGCAACGCTCGGGTCTATCTTGTTGGATGATTTTTTCTTGTTCGGCTTGATATTGGCGTTCGCGTCACTCTGCATCACAACATTACTCATTGACCAGGCCAACACCGGATCACCACGATGCACAATCACCTTCCGGTTAACAAAAACTTCGAACGATTTCGCCGCCGGACTGAAACGAAGATATGTTTGCGGGAACGGCTCCACCTCAAATCCTGCTCCCTGTAGCTGCGTCCTCAGGTGCGTGGCGTTCCATGTATCGAAGCCCACCAGCCTGATATTGAAATTCTCTGCATCCGCCATGATGTCATCACGGATACGGTCATAATCAATGCAGTCACCCGGTGTTGTGCGTATCCAGCCCGCCTTTACCCACTGGCGATAGATGGCGCGGTTTTTATTGGCGGGATTCTGTAGCTGAAATTCCGGCAGATAGTGACGGGAAACCAGCATAATCTTTTTACCGACCGGGAAGGCATAGCACACGCTGGAAATATCGCTGGTTGATGATAAGTCCAGCCCCGCGTAGCACTCCTGCCCGTATAAATCCGCCTCCGCGAACGTTCCGGCACACTCCGCCCATGCACCGTTACCCATCCACGGCGTAGCCCCCTGACACCAGATATTGAATCGCTTGGTGAGCATTTCCACCCACTGCGACGGAATACCCCGCGCTTTCTGGATGGTTGAGGCCAGTTTTTCACGATCGACGGAAACATCGATATTGGGATTCGCCTTTATCCACATCGCCGGATCGTCAACCTCGCTTTCATCATCCAGCTCGTAAATCAGCACGAACATGGATTCGTTCACCTCTTCACCATCCAGTATCTGGCAGCAATAGTCGTAGTGTTGTTTACAGGCTGAAACAACGTTGCTCCCCGATGTGGTGATGGCAAATAATACCCCCTCTGGACGCGCCCCCATTCCCAGTTCAAGCGCGGAATAAACCCCGTTGTCAGGGTGCAGGTGATATTCATCCACAATGGCAAGACTCGGGTTTTTCCCCTCAATGGTTGCCGCTTTTGCTGCCAGTGGCGTTAACAGGCTGTTGGTTTTCGGGTGTATCACCTTGTGCGCCTGAATATTTACCCGCTTTCGTAACGGTCGGGATAAAAGGCACATCTGACGCGCATCATCAAACACGATCCGCGCCTGATCACGACTCACGGCGGCGGTGTAAATATCCTGCTGCCCGTTTTCCATAACCAGAAACCAGTTAGCTAGGATAGCGGCGACCGTGGATTTGGCATTTTTTCGCGGTACTTCAATGAATGCGCTGGTGTATTTGCGCCGTCCGGTGGCCTTAACCTTAAAGCCCAGGATGCAGGAAAAGGCGAACTGCTGCCACGGCTCCAGTTCAATGGGGCTACCGCGCATTGCGCCTTTTACGTGCGGACACACCCTGGAAAAGGCAATAAACCGCTCCACGACCTCCTGATCGAACGTGTAAAGGGGGTTTTCGAGGTCAGAAAAATATCGTTTAACGGCCTGTTTCAGTCGTTTACAGGCCGTAATTTTGCCGTTTTTTACGCCTTCTGCGTACTCATGCCAGGCGGTCAAGCTCGTCCTCCTCCTCTGTTTCCGGTGGATTTCTGCGGCGGCTTACCGGGTCAAAACCCAGCAAAGAAGCCATTTTGATCATTATTCTTTCCGCGTCAGCCTTTGCGCTCAGGGCGGGGTTTCTGCTCTCGCTGCCCTGACTGTTAACAATGCTGAAGCCGCGCGTCGCAAGGTCTTCGACGGCTTTGCGGTATATGGAGTAGTTAACGCAATACAGTTCCAGATTGCTCCAGTCGGCGGGGGTAAGGTCTTCCCGCCCGGAAAGCTGGCGCGATTTTTCCTTCCACTGCCTGACCGCGATTTCATCCAGGTAAGCGGGGGCTTTTGGTGGTCTTGCCATGTTCTTTTTTCGCCCAATTATTTTCAAAAAAATTCCCGTGCACAAAAATTTGAGGAGGCGGTCGGTGTCCGGCAGGGACGGTTTTGTCCTGAAAACCTCCCCCACCCCCTCTGACGGCCTCACCAGCGATTGCGAAAACATTCCATGACCTCGCGGTCACGGTCGGTTAATTGCTTCGCTGTGGTGCGTTCTGTGCGCCCTGTCCTGTTGGCTTTGTGCCCTGTCTCCTGTGTCTTCCATAAGTCACGCTGCCTTATCAGTCCACGTATCAGCCTGTTTTGCTCCTGTTCAGTCATCATCGCCATACATCCAGTCGTTACGGTGTGCCGCCCGTTCTTCCTGCTCGCGATACATGCCCGCCTTACGGTTCGCTTTCGTGGCTGGATCTTCCCGTGTCGTCTTACGGTTGTGGCACGTCTGGCACAATGCCTGGTGATTCCACTCAGGCCAGAAGAGAACATCACCGCCGCCATTGATGGGAATGATGTGATCCACCACAAGAGCTGGCGTATAAATCCCCTTAGCCAGACAACGCACGCATAACGGGTTTTTGCTCAGGTACAGGGCGCGGTATTTGTCCCACTGTCGGGAATACCCGCGCGCGCGGCGGTGTCCCCGTCTGGCATCCTCTGCACGCCATGCAGCCCGCCTGTGCTCTTCACACTTTCCGGACTTCACGCGCTTATTACAGCCCGGCTCAGTGCAGCGCCTTAATGGTTGCCACGGCATCAGTACACCCCCACATCACGATAAACCGACCAGAGCGCAGAAATAGCCATAGGCAGTTCAGACTGCTCCACAGGTGAAACCGCTTCCCTGTTCTCGTACAGGAAAGCGATGTACATCAGGCAACCAACACGTATTGCCGGGGTAAATTCCAGCCCGTCTTCAAAACGTTTCCCGATATGCTTCTGGCAGGCTTCCAGCGCCGCATCGGTATACATTTTCAGAAGTTCGCCTTCTCCGGAAAAGTCATCAAGGCGAAGATGTGCCCTGACTTCATCAGGTGTAATTTTGTCTTCACTCATCTTTTTCACCTTTAATTTCCACAGTCTGCTTCCATGCCTGGCTGAACTCGTCGCCACCTTCACGCGGCGGCATTCCCTCACGCTCACGGGCTTCGTTCGGATTCATGATCCCGTTCTTAATCCCTTTCTCATACGTGGCGTAACGTTCAGTAGGTGTGGCGCGCAGTAAATCGGCTGAATCAAACTCAACCAGATAACGGGTACCAGGTACGGGAGAAGCCACCAGCAAAGCGGCCTTGATTTGCTGTTCGAAGTTCGCCAGCCACGGACGCATTGTCATAGTCAGAAACGCGCGGCTTGCCTCACTGAAATTGCTGTAGGTGCTGTTGCTGTATTCCTGCAGAAAAATCGGCGACACGTTGAACATCCGGGCGATGTCTTCAATGGAGAAGCGACGGGAGGCCAGCCATTCCGCATCCTGGTTACTCATCCCCAGTTGCTTGTAATCCATGCCCCCTTCAAGGATTGGCGTTTTTCCGGCATTTTTCGCCCCCTTGTAGCGTTCCAGTGCGTCTAATGCCTGTTTACCTTTCACGCCGTCCAGCCATTCGCCTGACGTGATAATCCCTGCCGCCATCATGCCATCTTTCATAATGCTGGCTCCGTGACGCTGTTGAGCAAGGCCAAGCCCCAGCGCCTCACGGCAAATCGTGATGGGGGAGCGTCCCAGAAAGCCATCATCCGAGGCATAGCGGAGATGCAGAACTTCTTCCTGTAAATACGTGCGCACCGTTCCTGTACAGGGTTCGGTGATGGTATAGCGGTATTTGTGTGCGCCTGTGCGTTCCGGTACAACACACCCCGGCGCATAAGGATGAAGTGATTTTGGCTGACCGTCCCGCCCCCATTCAATAACCGCATAGGCGTTACCGTTCAGCAGGCAGTGACGCATCATTGTGCGTTTAAACTGGTAAGGTGTCTGGCACGAATTAGGCTGCTCATTCAGCAGAATATCTACCGGATGACTGTCCAGCCATTCCCGCGCCTCCCTGCCCTTGTCATTACGTACCAGATACAGATAACACGGCATCGTGGCCACCGCCTCAGCGATGACGGAAACCGCGTTCATCACTGCGGGCAATGATTCAGCCGTCCCGGCAGAAACATATTCTCCGGATCCGGTATTCGGTACGCCGGACAGCACCAGAAAATCATCAATGGACAGGTTACGTTGCTCGCTTTTTTTACGACTAAAAGGCCACCACATATCACAACCCCGCCAGCTCTGCCCAGCGATGACGATTATTTCCTGCCGGGCGTAATTCAGGGTGCTGTGCAAACAACGAACGGTGGGCAATCTCCACGCCAGATTCGGGATAAGCAGGCATCGACGTGATCGTGATTTCCCTGAGTTCTGCAGCGGTAACAGTACGCAGATACGGTTTTTGCGCGATATTCCACTCTTCGCATAATGCGCGAAAGCCAAAGCTCATCCCTGTAATGTCGCCACGCTCCACCAGCGTAAGCACATCTTTTCCAAGCTGGGTATCAGGCGGTGTCAGTTCAAAACGTAGCCCGGTGTTGTCCTCAGTCAGTACCAGAGTGCCGGATTTGGTGCGCCCCAGCAGTTGGGTATAGTCATGCTCATACAGGCAGCGCACATCATTACCCGCCGCCAGATAGTCAGCAAAAGCCCCCGGCGTGAACTGTTCGCGGAATTCGTCCCAGATAATTTCTGAAAGGCTGTTCCAGCGAACGGCATACCCCACCAGCTTTTTATTGCTGGCGGTCAGTTCAGATGTGCGGATTTCAAAATCGGTGTTTTTCATCGGTGTACTCCATAAAGCTGAAAAAGGAGGCCGCAGCCTCCTCCTTACTCATGACTAGCCAGCTTTCATTTCCAGAATTTTGATGGCGTTTGAATCCACCACACCACCGCCCAGATATTTATCCGTGTGGACCTTGTAGAATCCGGGTTCAGTAATGTTGTCCGGTCGGGTGCGAATCCCTGTTACATGATCAACGATGAAATAACCACGACTGAAATCGCCAACCGCTAGCGGTGCTTTTCCTGCGCCGATGTCCGGCATGGACTCCAGGCAGAAAACAGGACGACCAAGCAACATATCCGGCGCACCTTCTTTAAGGCTGTCGCGCCAGATATAATCGCCATTCTCATTTTTCAGCTTCTGTAGTGTCCCTGCCGTGCCCGAGTTCATCACCCAGACGGCATTTTTGCGGTATTTCGCTTTCAGCTTGTAGAGAATGTCGATCAGTTCGTCCGCTGTAATGGCGGTTCCACTTGCCGCTACCACTTTTTCAATGGTGCCAAAAGCGCGGGTTTTGTCACTGGTCGCCGCACGGGTGTAAGCCATGAAGCCTTTCGGCTTGCCGTTACCGTCGCCATTAACAAAATCATCCTCTTCGGTGCTGGCGAACGTGTCGGCAATTTCGGAGGATAACCAGCCCAAAATATCCACCTCTGAAAAATCCAGGATTTCCTGCGTGGTTTTCGGGTAGGCGTAGATCTGATTCAGCTTGATGGTTACACGTTCAATTTTCGGGGTGTTGGTTTCACTACGTGCGCTGCCTTCTGTGCCTCGTCCTACAGTTGCGCCGCCAGTGGAAACCAGTTTCTGAAACTCATTTGATTTTGCGGTCTTCACGGTCGCGATCACGCGCATAACACTGTCATCCTGTAGCTGGCGCATGACTTCGCGATCAAGCTCAGGAATTACGGTATATCCGCCATCCCTGCCGCTGTCAGTGCTGGTGGACAGTGATCGCACATCTCCGGTTACGATGTAGTTACGCAATTCATCAGATGATAATTTCTGGATGCCCGTTCCTGGCTTGCTGCGTTCTTCATCAGCCACAGACTCGAGGCGGTAAATTTCTGTGTCGAGGGAATCGGCTTTTGCACGCAGTTCATCAAACTGTTTGCCCTCGTCATCGTTCAGGCTGCGGTTTTCACTGTCGGCTTTTTCCAGCAGGGATCGCATCTGGTTTTTCAGGGCGGTTTTTTGCTGGCGGAGTTCGATTAATTTCTTCATGAAGGTTTTCTCGTATTGGTTAAGATTCAGGACGTGAAACCAACACGGAGGGAGCGCCGCCCGACACTCTCGGCATCTCGCAGATCAACCCGGCATCGCGCAGGGGGTCAGGCGGCATTGTGGCGGCTCACGTCTGAGTGCCACACGCCAACATATACATAAAAATCAGTATGTAAACATCAGCCAGAATCACCGAACAACCTGGAACAACCACGAACAAATAATTTACAAAACCTGAAAAAAAGACCTGGAGAAAATCCAGGCCTTTATCGCTTTATTGTTTCACTGGATCCCGCATTCTGCGTCTTATTTTCCACAGATATTCGATCATCGCTTCCACCTGCTCACGATTGGTTGCGAAAATTTCCCCGGTCAGTGAGCTGCGCAGAAAATCATGATGATCCACAACAAACAACGCATCGGAAGAAAGCAGACGGCGATATTTTTTTGCTGTCGTGGTTTCCAGATCATCAAAACCATGAAACTTTTTATGTTGCTGGACTTCTTCAAATGTCACTGGCATGTATCCCCCTTTGCTGCCCGGCGCTGGCGCTTGTGCTTCTCATTCAGCGCCATCAGCCGCGTTTCTGCCTCCTGCTGTTCCTGTGGTGTCACTTCCCCACATGGCTGGCCTTTCAGGTCGTATCGTACCCCACCAGCAACCAGGGCGCGGTAATAGCGCGGAGACTGCGCATAAGATGCCAGCGTCGCACGTAATGCCCCCGGCCCGAATGCCAGCCCCCTGACGGCGAGATCCTGCATCAGGTCGTCGAATATCCCCACCTTAAGCGGCTTCGGTGCTTCCCTGTTGAATAAGTCAGGCCACATCTCAGTGAGGCGGTTAACGCGCCTGCGGTTTTTGCGCTGGCGTTTGGTCATATGCCGCCACGGTGTCACCCCTGTGGGCTGCCCTTTGCGGCTCTGCTGTGCGTTCTGATTGCCGGGTATCACTTTATGCGCCGATGTGGTTTTATCCCGCTCTTGCGCCGCCTGCGTCGTTTTCTGCGGCGTGCCGTAAATGCCTTTCGGTTTTCGGTTAATGGTCAGCTTTGTCATGCCTTCCCCTGTAATTACTCTGTTCGCTGTTGTGAATTAAAACGGTATGTTATCCCCGTACAGGTCATCGTGCTGGCCTGTCTGTTGTTTTGCCCTGTTCAGTGCGTCAGTGGCCTGCCCCTGTTGGCCTTTTTTGCCGCCCGGTCGCGCCGTTCTCGCACTGATTACGCTGTCTGCGATGACCTGCCAGCCCTGCCGCGTTTCGCCGTTCTGCCCTGTCCACTGGCTTACCTGCATGTTACCCGCCACGTTCACCAGTTCGCCTTTGCGGTGTTTTGCCAGTGCGTCGGCCTGTCTGCCAAACGCCAGGACGGATAACCACATCGTCGCCGTTCCGTCATCTGCCTGGCTGCATGGCAGGGGAACCGCCATACTCGCCATCGCCATTTGTGTTCCCTTGCTGGTGGTCTTTAACTGCGGGTCAGCCACCAGCCGCCCGTAAGCCGCTATCTGTGCTGTCATGCTGTCTGCTCTCCGGTTTTAACGTTGATGGTTACGCTTGTTTACACCCTTACGGTGAAATTCTGCGGGTTATAATCGCACTTTTGCGGGTTATAACTGCCGTTTTGCGGGTTACGTGCGGGTTATTGATTTCCTTTTTATTCATACAGTTAATGCACTTATATACATGATAACCCGCATAACCCGCAACTTTTCACCTCACACAGGGGGTTAATCTTCTGCCTCAGGCTGGAACATCAGCACGTAAAAAACATGCTGCTTCCCCCCAATTTTGCCGAGCGCCTTTTTCTTGTAACGGCGATCGTTACCCGCTTCCAGCATTCCGGCAGCACTCAACGCGCGGGCAAAGTGAGACGGATTAAATCCCTGTGCTATCTCACCCTCAAATACATGCGGGAACGTGTAAAAACGGAACTCGTCATCTTCGTTTCTGATACTCCCCTTTCTGTATCCGGCAAGTTCTTTAATCGGTAAATCACGCTCGTCGGTATTGGGCCACGGAAGGTATCTGCTGAATCCGAACGACGCTAAAAAAGCTTCTGCCTGTTCAACCATCTGTTTAAATTCCCTGTTACCCGTGCCGAACTCCTTCACCCAGGCATTAAAATTATGCTGTATGGCATCGCGGCATTCCTGCTCATCCCAGCCAGTAACATGACCTGAAAGCACAAGCGCGGCCTCCAGTATGGCAAATCGCTCCCCCACACGGTGAACCTGTTCGCCGTAGCTCTCCGGTATCAGGTTGCGCCACCGCTCACGGCATGTCCTTACCGTGTCCTTTGCCTCCTGCTGGTGTTCTGCCAGCCATTTAACCCACTCACGACCCGCCGCCCCGTGATTTTCTGTCCAGGCATCCTTTAACGCGTCTGCGTGCGCCTTTCCGGTGCTGTATTCGTGAAATTGCGTGGCTTTTTCCATCGGAACGTTAAGCAGGCGGACAAGCTGCCCCGCTTTGACTTTTATCCCCTCCGTTTTGAGGAATGTCTCAACGTCCATTTCTCCGGTGCTGATTGCCACCGTGCGCCAGTGTTTGATCTCCCTGTTGCCGCCGTCCTTCGCCCCCTGTAATTTCCCCGAACCGTTAAACAGCGTATAGGCTGACGTGGACACCTCCCGCGCGTTTCCGGCCTGGCCTATTTCATCCAGGGGTAAAAGCCCGTCATTGTGTGCCTCTGCTTCGTTGGCGATACCTAACGCTGTGCCGTACCAGGTCAGCCGCTGCGCGTCCGGCTCTCCCCATAAACTTGATGCGATGTTCTGTGTGGTGGTTTTCCCTGCCGATGACTGTTCGAAAAGATGTACCCCGAAGCCGTCAGCGCCCACCAGCCCGATTAATGGTGCGGATAACGATACCGCCACACCCAGCATCATGGACGGATTACCACCAGCCAGCCGCGCAACGGTATCGCGCCAGCCCTCCGCCGTTCCTGCCACGGAATAGCCATTAACAGCAGCCGTTTTTCCGGTAAACAGGACTGGCTTTTCGCAATCACCAATGACCGAACCGTCCGGCATGATGTACGCGCCAAAATGCCAGCCCGTTGTTGTGCTTAACTGCCATTCCTCATGGCTTCCGCTTAACTGCATCCAGTCAGCCAGGATAGCCCTGTATTTACCGTTGGTTGTTACGTTCAGTCCGTGGTCTTTCAGCAACCGCCAGCCGTCACGGTCGCCAATGCCACCGCACGGAACCGCCATTGTGATGACTTCATGGTTTGCTAATTTTTTCCAGCGCATCACGCGGTAATGCTCTTTACCGATTGTCCCCGTTCCCAGTAGTTCAAGCGGGGAACATAACCACGTCTCAGGCCGGATAATTTCGCCTGACTGCTTATCCACTTTTGGCGTTACCCAGAAAACACCATCGGCGCGACTTTCAACGCGGGGCTTTAATTCATCATCGCCCTGGATTTCTGTGATTTTTTTCTTTAAGGGCAACACCAGACTTTCCCCGCGCTCGTATTCGTCTTTGAGGCGAGGCAACTGGTCGGATAAATCCGCCGGGCTGATGTCAGTTATCCCCGCGTATTCGTATACGGTCTTCACGCCAGCCACAGCCAGCAACGTGACGATCTGTGTAAGGCTACGTTCAGTGATGTGCCCTGCGCGGTAAACACGCACACACTGACGGCTATCATCAATAATTTGATAACCGGTAATATCTTTCAGGTGTTCATCTGACAGAACGACAGGCGGCACATTGTCGGCGGCAATATGCTTACCTGCCCATTCCTGCCACTCTTTCGCATGGCTCCACGCATCACTACCCGCAAAGATGATAACCTCCGTCATTTTGTCGGCTGGCTGGTGCTTTAAGTTTGGTGCGCGCTTCATTTTGCCTTTCCCCGTTCACGAATAATTTCACGTACTGCCTTAATGCGTTCCATTCCTGTAACGCGCATGATTCTGTCGATGTCGCTTAATTCTGCTGGTGGTGCTTTACTTACCAAGGTGAACTCCCTGTCAAAGCGCATATGTGACGACACGCAGGGATGCGCATAACCTTCGCGGATATAGGTCACACGAAAATCATCGACGGTTTTGATCGTTATCGTGCTGCCGTATTTATCCTGGAAAATATCGCCGGGGCGGATTTCAGGCCGAGCGGGGCCGCTGGCAGTAAAGCCAGAATTTTTCTTTTTCATGTTTTTTACTCCAGAGGCAGCTTTTTAGCGGCGAGCTCAATATCAGATGTCAGAGAAACCTGTGTATTTGCCAGGTCTAACAACAAAGAAATAAGAATTTCTTCTCTGCTATCGGATTTATCGGTGCTAAGGCTGTTCATCCACATATTGACGACTTCCCTGATTTTTTTCGCAGAGTGCAGGGCTTCAAATGCCAGGTCTTCAATATCATGTTTATTTCGCATAATCGCCCCCGCCATTTTCACAATCAGCAATCAGGATGGCTTTTGCCTCATTCAGCGCCGTATCAGCACTAAATTGCATGACAGCCAGTGAGTGAGGAACGAAAGCCCCGGCATATTCTGTTTCGCTGGTGGCGTGCTTATGCGCCTTGTCTGCGATAACAGAAATATCAATCAGCGCGTGCATCAGCGTTCTGATGGCTTCGGCGGCTGCGTCCGGACGGGTGTTATTACACATGGCGTACCTCCTGACGAATACGGGCAGTAAATACCATCACGCAGCCGGCCGGGGATTGCTGGCGGGCTTCCTGTTCGCTGGTGGCCTCAATGGTAATCACGCGCGGCTTAGCCGTGCTCAGGGCGATAAAACGCCAGATGTATTTATTCAGGTTGTGCGAGTCCCGCCCTTTCGGGTGTGTGGTATGATTTAACATAGCTACCTCGATACTTTCGCTATCGTTGGTGGTTAGAAGCCCCGTTACTGCTCCAACAGTGCGGGGTTTCGTCGTTTCTGCACCTTGCATAAACAAGGTGTAAGACACAATGTAAAGCAGCAGTGTCTTACACGTCAATCCTTCAAAATAATTTTTTTTCGTGTATATTGTCTTACACCAAAAACATAAGGAGTTAGACATGGCAACAGGTCCAAAGAATGCAAAATCACAATCTGTAACTGCACGTATTGCCCATGAAATTATTGAAGGCATGGAAAAAGTGAAAGAAGAAGGCGAAAGTACAGGGCAGTTTATAAGCGCAGCCATGCGTGGCGAGATCAAACGCCGCCAGCGCCGCAAGGCCAAAGAGCAGGAGTAACCATCACCAGCGCCGTGGTGAGAGTAACTACGGCGCATTGCTATGCAGGTGCTTACCATGAACGATAAAGAGTTAAAAAAAACACCACCACAAACACGGAAAGGACAGCGCAAAAAGATAGCGCATGAGCATGAATCAGAAAGATTCGCCCCCTGTGCGTTTGCTCTTGAGAAATTCCTTAAGGAGCACAAGAAAAAGCTATCATTGCAAACCTGGGAACGAACCGAATCTGACTGATCAAATTGCCCACCAGCCAGCAAATCGCTATGATGTTCGGGCTTATGTTTAGTGTTTTCCCATTGGCGACCGCCCCCGGTCGCCTTTGTTTTGTCACTGAATGCAGTTGTCAAAGTAAAACTCAGGCTGATATTCACGTATCAGCCTTTTTTCTTCTTCCTCCAGTTCACGCTTTTTGCGCTTACAGGCCTGTAGCTCCCTCCCCTTCTCACTGGCACTTATTTGATATTGCTCTTTACGGCGGGAAAAATCCTGCAATGCGCCCCACGGGATACCATAAGCCCCTGTCTTTCTGATACCTGGTATCACATTCCTGAATACCCAGTTACTGAAACGATGAGCAAATGTGCCAGGCGTCGTTGCTTTGCGGCTGCGGGCTATTAGTTTGTAGAAACCTGACTCAGAGATAATGCTCATATTCTGATTTCCTCCGGGGGTGTAAGTTAAATTTACTCCCTTTTCATCATCATCAAGCATCTGCAACGCCGTACGCGAATTGGTCAGTTCCAGCGCAGCGCAAACATCCTTTGCAACAAACCACGGATCGCCGTTCAGATACACCACGCGAACGTTCACACCATCAAAGCGCAGAACGACCAGATCACGAATATCACAGAATTTTTTCACATGACGTGCGTCACCCTTGCCCGTCACGGCAATATTTTTATTCATCGCTTTCTACCTCACATACAAAAAACCCCGCATTGCGTGGTGCGGGGTTGTCGGTAATTACTTATTGGCGTTTTTGTATGGGCTGTTTACTTCCTTTACTCCTGGCGGATGCATAACCCACCAGAGCACATCAGAGAGCAACCAGGAAACAGACACTTTCCCTAAATGAGCACGAGCAGGAAATGCTCCCTCCTGTTCAAGTACCCAACGTCTGCTTCTTGAAAGCCCGGTACGATTGGCACACTCATGTTCGCGTATACGGCGATCATACGGTTCGCCATGCTCTTTCAGAATCTGAATGCGTTCTTCGGGTGTAGGATAAATAAATTTTTGCATAAAAATATCACCTATAAAAAAACCCGCCAAAAGACGGGTTGATTATATCTCATTTAATTTAGCTCAGGGTTTCCATTCACCCTTTACCCATTCCAGCACCTCAGATAAGCGCCAGACTTTTGTTTGTGGGCCAATACATATTTTTCGTGGAAATTTTCCTTCCTTTTCAAGTAACGATCTGTGTCTCCTGCCAAGAGCAGTTAACCATGCACATTCATCTTCCTTAATCATCCTGTCGATTGTTTTATCATTTTCAAGTTCTTCACGCGTAACTATTTGAATCATTACCATCACCACTAATTAGCTTATTCAGGTAGTCGTACCACCAGTTCATAGCTTCTTTTTTTCTGTCCATATACTGGCTTCTGTTATAAACCCCGGCAACACCGCCTAATGTGTGCCCAAGCAACTGTTCAACCACATTATGTTCAAAACCATGATCACTTAGCTTTGTGGCAAACACTCTTCGCATATCATGCGCCGTCCATTTCTCCGAGTGTTTCATCCTTTTCCATGTCTTACCGATAGTTACGCTTGCCGTACACTGACGCATATCAAACCCAATCACATTTTCTTTGTTACCTGTTATTTTTTTTAACGTAACTAACCAGTTAAACATGCCATCAGGAATCGGTCTGATTATTTCCCTGCCATTTTTGCTATGATCAGCGGGAACGCGCCATAATTTCTTATCAAAATCCCACTCTCCCCAGGAGGACAGTAATACTTCTGACAGTCGGCAACCAAAAACTACCAGGAAACGTAAAATAATTCGGTTTTCATATGATAATTCGTGATTGTCATAATCAGTATTAATACTTCGCCATAAATCTCTGATTTCATCATCTGTTAAAACCCTGCTTCTTCGCGCAGACTTTTTTCCCACATCACAGACCTCAAGATCATCAATTTCATGACTAATCGCGTATTTTCTTACCCGACAAAATTTAAGCGCCTGTTTTGATATACGCAATAAAGCTCCGGCCTGTACAGGTGCTACTTTTTTTATTTTGTCAAAGCACTTGATCCACATAGATATTGAGCAATCACTAAGTGGTACATGACCAATCACCGGATAAATATGTTTACCAAAGCACTGCCTGATATGTTCTGCTCCCCTACGCTTATCCATTGCATAATTATCAAGCCAGTATTCAAGCGCCTCACGAACGGTAACAGGTTGCAAGGTGGCTTCCCGTTCAATTTTTATCTGAATCCGTGGATCTCTGCCCTCCGCAAGCCAGGTTCGACACTGATCGCGCATCTCTCTCGCTGATTTGAGACTCAGATCAGGATATTTTCCAAGTGTCAGCCAGATGGGCGCGGTTCCCCTTCCCGCCAGTCTGTAAAAGAAAACAAAACTAACACATCCGTATTTACTGACCCGTACCGAAAGCCCGTTACCATCAGCGATGGTTTCCTGCCTCTCACTCCTGCGCCCAAGCAGGGAACGAAGTTTTTTATCGCTCAGTTTGTTTAGCGCCATGTGATTTATAACCCGTTTTTGCAATACACAGTGCAATACACAAATGATGAAAACAGCCAGAACCTTCCAGAAAAAACAAAAACGACGAACAAGAAAAAATCTTTTTCTTTCATTTGGTTACTAAAAAAATCAGGACAGGCCGCACTGTTGTTACGGCGTGATGTTACGTTCTTGGTAAAAAAATTCACCCGCGCAGAGACCTGTTCTTTCGCTTTTTTCGCCAGGCGACGCAGATCATCCCAGCGTTTACAGATGCCCAGGCCGGGATTCGCTTTCTGCCAGACCGTTTCATCAAACGGATCATCTCCCTCATCGAGGGTGTAAATAATCGCAAAGTAGGAGTCGTCTTTTACCGCGCCCTCCACGTCGCTGTTATAGCCACGCAATACCTTGATGGCGTAATCACGCTGCTCGTAACAAATCCCTTCCTTGTTAAACCCTGCCGTGGTGATACCAAATAAAAGGGACTGCAGACGGGCACCGGTTGCCGTTTCCAGAACGTCCCACACGTCACGGGTTTTATGTGCATGCAGCTCATCAATAATGGCGCAGTGGATGTTCAGACCATCCAGGTTGTTTGCATCCGAAGAAAGCGGTTCAAATTTTGATGCGCTCTGCTCCTGGTAAATCGCCAGCTTGTTGAAATCAAACAACCGCCCGAGTGTCGACCGGGCTTTTCTGACCATATTTTTGGCGTCTTCAAACACGATTCTGGCCTGGTCACGCGTAGTTGCGGCTGAATACACCTCAGCACCGCCTTCACCATCTGCCCCCGTCATATACAGACCGATACCCGATGACAGGGTTGATTTTGCGTTTTTACGGGCGACTTCGTTGTACGCCGTCCGGAACCGGCGCACCATCACCGGACGTCCGCTGCCATCGCTGCGCATGACAACTTCCCCGGTCTCTTCATTGACCAGCGGAATGACAAAACCAAAAATATTAATGAGGATAAATACATGCCAGTCCATCAACTCAATAGGCTGGCCTGCCAGCGCCCCTTTTACATGAGGCACAAATTTGTAGAAATTCAGGATGTGCTGCGCACGGGGTTCACTGAAATAAATCCCCCGCTCTTCGCCGTACTTCAGATCATCAAGAAAACGCTGGCAGGCCAGACGGACAAATTCGCCAGCGACAATTTCTCCTGCAACAACACGTTCGGCGTAGCGGATCCCGTCAGCCACTTTTGCCATCAGTCTCTCGCTTTTAAAAGTTCCGCCAGCGGATCAACATCATCCGGTCCGGCGGTATTTACTTTCGCCCGGCTTGCCGGTGACATACCAAACTCTGCAAGCATCGCCCGGATCCGCTTCCAGGCATCCGCTTTCATCGCAGCAGCCGGGTGTGCCTTAATCAGCACATCACCGTTCTGCGTTTCCGTGCGGTAGGTATAACCCTCAGCATCAAGTGTTTCGCAGTGATGCCGGTATTCGGTGTAGGCTTCCACCAGTAACTCGAGTGCACGCGCATCAAGCTGAGAAATGATCCCTTCCGCATTCAGTTCTTCCGCCATTCGCCTGAACCAGTACTTCCCCTGCGACCCTAAATGTTGCGGAATTTTAGGGAGACCTTTTTCATCCTTTTTAGCGGTTTTTTTTGGGTCTTTAACGGGGCGCTTTGAGGGGTTGCCTCGTATCAAATGCAGGCGTGGCGGGGTTTTCGGGGGTCCTGACATAATCGGTTTTACCTATCAATCATTTAATCACATTCCCAAAAAAAAGTTTTCGAACCTGCGGCGATGTGAGGAAGGGTCAGGCGGCGGTACTGAGCAGCCAGGGCTGCAGAGATTTGACCCGCCCCTCCCCTACAGATGGGAACTGTTATCAATTGATGCGTTCGCGCGCTGTTTTTGCTTTATGACAGGGCCAGCACAGACTCTGCAGGTTACTGTCTGCATCCGTGCCACCATGAGCTTTCGGAATGATGTGGTCCACAGTTCTGGCTTCAACGGCTCTCCCATTGCGCATGCAGTTCTGACACAGATGATTATCACGCTTCAGTATGCGCGCACGTATGGCATCCCATTTCGAGCCATAGCCACGCTGGTGGCGGCTCAGTCCGCGCTGATGCTGTACCCATCCTTCGCCACGATGTTTATCGCAGTAACCAGAACTGTCTGTGGTTGTACCTGCACATCCACGCTTACGGCAGGCGCGCGGGATTTGTGATGGCATAGAATTTCGCTCCTCTAAAAAATATTCTGCTCTCACCGTCGGTCAGTTCTGCATACACTGCCGGACACCGTCGACAATTTCGCAGACCTGAGAAGCCATATCGAAAAGCTGGCGCGCCTTATCCATGCTGACGCATCCCACCAAGAAAAAAGGCACCAGTATCGCTACCAGTGCCCATTTCGCCGTTGTTCGCGGCATTCTGTGTATCCAGTGTTTTCTGCTCATAACACACCTGGTTATCAGCGTTTCAACTGAAAGTGAGGCCCGTCTTTCAGTGTTTTCCAGTCCCCGCCCCATTCGATGGCAGTTCCCAGCTCTGCGGCAGCCTGCTTAAATGCCTGCGCGATTTTCTCGTACAGAGCCCAGTCCCATGACACCTGGCTGCCAACGTAAGCCACAACATCCACCGCATCACCGGTCAGGTGACGACTGTTCATGGTCTGGCTCTTG